CGATGTCACCGGAGACGGAACGATAGCCGTGGCGCACGTCCTGGCGCATACGGTCAGAGCGACGCTCCTCGGACTGATATGCCTCCTTCTGTAGATTGACAGAGAAGGACACGTCGCGAACGCGCTGAAAAGTGGAACTGACGGGGGTGGACCCGAAAACTGCTTCCGCTACATAGCCGATTTCTGTAAGGCCACCAACTGCAATAGTGCCGCTCATAATTTTCTCCTAGCGATTAAGGCGGCAATCTTATTCGCCGCAAAAAGTCAATGCGCTACCACCTATAATCCAACAAAACGGGCTAAGTCAATGTAACGCCCTTTACGTGGTGGGCACGTAGGAGAACCAAGGAACGGTGAGACGGATACGCCAAAATGGCCCTTCACGGTCTGCTACGACCATGCTGGGCGTCGCTTCAATGTTCACGGAGATGCCGCTATTCGTCAGCACCAACCCACGGCTAAAGTGCTGTCTGATCCGCTCCGCCAAAGTCGAAGCCGTATTCGGGCCTTGGTCCTGTGGCGCGTAGATATCCAACTGATAGAGGCCGCTCTCAAAGTCCATGGCGCTTTTGTGATTCGCTGCCGCGCGTGTTGCCCCCGGTAGGAAATTGACTCGGATATGAGTTTCATTTGTCTTGGGCGTGAAGGCGATGTTTTCCCACGCCACACTAGGAAGCGCAGATAGTGAATTGAGGCGAGCGTTGAGGGCATTACGAATAGCGAGTAGGCTCATCGGACTGTCCTCGAAACTCGTGCGGCGTTGGAGACGAGTGACGGCCACGCCTTTGCGTTGACGTGCATCATGCCGTACGGCGCTTGGAAAGAGATTTTGCCTGAAGGGAGCGTTTTATTCGGATTGGCAAACTCGTATCCGCCAAATTCGAGTTTGCCGATATACTCAACCGTATTGACTAGATACAGCGTTGTGTGGGTGCGGGGGGAGTAAGTGGCATAGACCAGTCCCACATCCCGCGAAGTCGATTGCCCTGATGGGTCTAGCCGTCCTGTTGGTGATACTAGGTTCGGGTTGAACCCTGCTACCCATCCGCCACGTGCGCGACCAATGGTCTCCGGGTCATGCCAAGGGGGCCGAGAAGGCCCCGCAGGTCCGCTCGGCAAATCAATCGGCGTCCCCATAACGATATTCGACGCGAGTTTCGTCGCTGCGCCAGATACCGTTTTCGCAAGGCGCCGTTCAGTCCTTTGAGCAAATTTGGCAACTTGCTCAGCGAATGTCATCGTTGTGCAATCACGCGATACATGACGACCACGCCACTTTCAGGTATTGGCTGCACCCGCGTAATCTTGTAAGGCAGAGCCGTAGTCGGCGGGGAGCCGATTGTCATGCCGGGTTGTGGGGCGAAGGTCAAACCACTTGCAGTCAGGTAGACTTCAATCTCTGCCGTCTCCGCCAATTCAGGAACGTCGAACTGGCTATCCCGCGAAAACGACTTGCCCCGGATGTCTTGTGTCGCCGTGCTTGTGGTGACAGAACCCGTGGACGGGTTATAGACCTGATCGCCTCGCTTTGTGACGCGAAACACGTCACCATACTTCTGAAGAAGCCGAAGTCCTGCGCCGTCGCGTAGCCGTTCAAAAAGTGATGTGGTCATGTGCGTATGATACGTGGGAACCCGAGTGAAGTGACGATAGGCGTCAGGATAAACTCAATATCGCGATAGATTGGAATGGTCCGTGCGTTCTGCGCATACTTTACACGGATGGGGCCGATCTGTTCTTCTAGGACCGAATCACTTCGAGTCAAATCCGGTATTAGATTGTCCCCACTTCGAGACCGCAGCGCCAAAGCGCATACCGCGTCTTTGACTTCCTTGGGGATTTCGCTTTCCTCCACGGTCCAACCATCGCGGCGGACAGCGTAAGCGCGAGGCCAGGAAAGGGCCTGTTCCTCGGTGCGCTTAACGCCAATCCATCGGCTGTAGTATGCACCTTCAAGATAACGCATCGCCTTCATGATGTCGCTATCCGCAGACACGGGAGGGGCGAGGCCATACAAGCGGGCATACGCGGCAACGTCCTGCCCCGTCACATACGTCTGAGAATCAACCTTAGCTGATCCATCCTCAAGAATAAGTGCCATGCCTATAGGCCCCCTCGAATGGATGCCTTATATCAAATAGTCTTGGACTTTAGAAAGGCATCCCGTTCCGCAAGCCACACCGCATCCGCTTCGGGCGAGATAGCATTGCCCATCCAAGGACCGCCTAGCGTATAGTGTGCGATCTTGGCGGTTGCAATGTCGTGGCCGGGTTCGCCAATCAAGGCATTCCACTCTGGCGCCAGGGCGCCAATGTGATTCTCCTTATCCGCAATCCAGCAGAAACTATGCAAGTCTCGGCCAGGAACAGAATTGATAACGCGGATATCCAAAGCGTCATTGGCGAAGTGATTGCAGTTGAACGCCATCACGGACGACCAATTCTTGAAGTTGTAGTGCGTCTGCACTTGCCCGTCCATTTTCAGCATTGAGGACGGGGTGTAATTGTGCTTGACGCACATAACCGCATACTTGCTGTCAAGCGAGTTGAACAGATTGGCGATGTCATCCAAGAACAACACGTCGCAATCGACAAACAACGCCCAGCCCGAGTATCCATATTTGGCCCGGTGCAGAACAGGAGTAAGAAACCGGGAAATAGCAAATTCCGTGGCTTGGGGTGCGTCTGAAATCGTATCCCATAGCCTCCCATCGCGCGTCTCAGTCTTGCGCCACATCAAACCCTTGTCGCGCATCTCGTCAATCTTGATCGGGACAACGGTGACCGGGATCGAAGCGCGGCGTTTCAGGCTGAACTCCGCAACTTCGTAGGCTTCCTCTTCTCGGCTGTCATAACCCATGTAGACAGTGACCATGGCTTTAATCCCACGCTAGGATGAAATCATCAACAACGCGGTTTACAGGCTTCGCACCCCAAGAAATAAGCAACTCCACCGCGTCATATTGTCCCCACTCAAAACCATCCCAAGGCTTCTGCTCAATGCAGATGATCGGCTTGAACTTGCGGATTGTTTCTTCCGCACCCTTGATGACCTGATACTCATAGCCTTCTACGTCAATCTTGAGCGCGTCTAGGCAATCAAGATTTTCGCTATCAAGGGTGATGACTTCGACCGGGTAATGCTCCGCTTCGCTCGCCCACTTCGCCTTGTCAGAAGACGCAACCCGCGTTCCCGATGTGGTGTCGGGCTTATATTCGATGATGACCTCTCCCTTCTCAGCGCCAACTGCATAGGGGCGCAGTTCCACGTTCTTGGTGGGGCGAGAAGGATGATTGATGGTGTTCAGCATAAAGCACTTCTGATTGACCTTGATCGGTTCATAGCCAACCACGCGGTCAAACGCCTTGCTGAAGTGCAGGGACCAAAGCCCAACATTCGCCCCAACGTCTGCCACCAATCGTCGTCGGTTTGGCGGGACGAAATTCACAAAAGCGGCAAGGGTATGAAGCTGGTAACTCCCTTCGCCGGTCGCACTCTTGCGTGCAGATTGGTTGAGGAAAGGCAGCAGATGTTCTTCGGTGCTTGGAATCCAAACACCGGCAACAAACTTGATATCAGACATTATGCTTGCACCGTTACGTCGGTTGGGTAGGAAGCGCCACTGTCTTTGCGGTCGCCCTTCAGATGGTCTACATACTCACGCCAAACAGAGTTGACGATGGGGTGGGACGTTCCAAATGATAGGTCGTCACCCAAGTTCACGGCACGGATGTTACCTTCCTTCATGCCCCCAGCAATCAGCGCATCTAGCACATGGCAATCCGTCCAGGCAGGCAGGCGATAGACCTGATCCTCAACATAGACTTGCCAGAAGATACGAAGCAGCCCACGTACGGTGACGTTGCCGCCAAGGCGGAACATCAAGATACCCGCTTCGGTATGGTTGCCGTTGCGGGGGAAGTGCCCCACATGCGCCCAAATCGGGAAGCGGTCGCCCAAGAAGTCATGGGGAATAGGCTTCTTGAACAAGGTATCGCCATCGAACCAAATCAACACTTCCGGCTTTTGGTCCACCTCAAGAAAGTCAATCTTGTTCGCTGCCGCAGCGAGCGTCGCCGGTTTGTGCGAGAACCGCACCGCGTCAAACCTGTAGTCATAATACTTGCCGAACTTGCCGTGACAGACCGGGGAATTGTGCCGAAGCTCGAAATCCACCTGAGACGGCATTTCTTCATCCAGCATAAAGAAATGCACCAAATCAGTTTCAGGCGTATCGTGTAGAAGAAGCGAGTCCGAATAGACCCACAACTGACAATCCGGGATAGGGTTTTCCATGAAAGACGCAATCATGTTGCGCCCATACTTTTCGTATCCGTCTTGGCTAAAAGACGTTACCGCTACATACTTCACAAGTCGTCCTTCTTGATCGGTTTTACAGGTCGTGTTCTTCTTGGGCGTCGCTTTCTGCAACATCCACTACGGGTTCTTCCTCCGCCGTTGCCACTTCTTCAATGGCATTGACAGAGGATCGAACGCGGCTGACCAACTCTCGAAACTGGAGAAGATGATGAGCCTCTTCGCACAGCGCGTTCAGGGCGAACGCATCAACGGATACACGCATCACAGAACCTCATCTTCCAAAGTCTTTGGTTTGCGGCCCGGCTTGTTGCGGACCTTTACGGTCTGACTACCGCCGATCACAGGCACTTCACGTTCCTCAATCTCGGGGATCGGAGGTGCGTCTACGGGATCAAGAACCGCGCTCGTATACTCTTTCTCATCCGCATATGCGGTCGTGATTTCAGCGCCAGACCGCGCCTCAAAAGCGCGCTGGGGGTCAGCATACGCAGGCGAAGATGGCTTGTGCTTGCGCGCTTCCTCGATACGCTCCTGTTCGCGTTCTAGAGCGACAAGAGCATCTGGTGCCGAACCACCACGCATGGAGACAATCGACCAATCAGACCACTGACTGATATTGTCCGCATACTTCGTCTGATTGACGATTTTAAGCTGCCCTGTTCGCTTGTTGCGAAGTTTGACAGTAGGTAACTGCATCCTACTTACTCCCGACCATAAATGCTCTTGACTGTGCCTGGAATCCAAACCTGCATCACGACGCGATTTGGCTCGTGCCGGTGCATCATGATGATCTTGTTTTCCTGCGCCAAATCGCGTGCTTCACCAACAGTAAATGGCGACATGGGGTATGTGCGCCACATCAAAGGGGCAACATGCCGGGGGCGCTCGCCAATGTCAATCCATTGCTTCAGCGGGATAGTCATGTTCCATATTCCTCGATCACTGACACGTTCGTTGCTCGCTTGACCTTGCATGGATCGCAAATGCGATTATGCGACCCGACACTATCAAAGAGTCGGGAACAAGACAAACAGGTTTTTGTAATTTTTGGTTTTATTTCTAAGGAAAACGCATCCAACTCCCATTTAATTCTCACATGGTCCGCGTCCCTGTTCAGGGCTTTGGCAATGTCCGTTAGGCTGAACCCCGCCGCCTTCCAATCACGGGCTTGGCGTAAGTCACGTTCAGTCCAGAATCCAATCTCAGGCGCGGGTTTATTGTGCCGCGCCATTGTTCTGACTAATCAGCTTCATAAAGTTGCATGTTCTCAAAAAGCGCGTTTGGCGCAGGCCGCGATAAGAAGTTAATGCTATGTTCCGTTTCGGCCTCTGTGTCAAGAGAAAATGCTTCTACCCATTCCTGACAGATTTTGCTTCTCACGATGTCGCTTGGCCTAAAGGTGCAGATCGACACTTCGATCCTGTTCTTCTGCGCCATGGCAACAAGCCGCTCAAGCCCCGAGTTTCTGATATCAACCTGTTGTGGGTCGCCCGAAATGATTGCTTTGCAATCACCGAGGCGGGTTACAAAAAGCCGCAACTGTTCGATGGTACAATTCTGCGCCTCATCTAGAAGCACAATCGTATCTTCGCCAAACGTCCGCCCACGCATGAACTGGAAAGGGGCAAACTCCACAATGCCTTTGCGGAGCCATTCTTGGGCGCGCACCTTGCCGACAAGGCGCTCAATCACATCGAGAATAGGGATGGCCCACGGCGTGAACTTCATGTTCAAGTCGCCAGGGAGAAAACCAATATTCTCGCTCTTATCAGAAGAAATCATGGGCCGTGCCACAATAAACTTCTTGCAGCGTTCTTCGATGATTTCTTTTACGGCGTAGTGGGTGGCGATGTATGTCTTGCCTGCGCCAGCAGGGCCGAGGGCAAATATTTGCTGGAATTTTTGAATACCAGAGAGATACCGCGATTGGGAAAGGTTCTTGGCGGTAAGTGGTGGAAGCGATGCTTCCGATTGGGTTGCAGTGGTTTTAGGTTTCGTCTTTGTGACCTTGCGGGCTTGACGTTTCTCGGCCTTTGTCGGTCGGGGAACTGCCACGTATTGCCTCCTAGGCAGAGTTGCGCCAAGGACGGCAATAGCGTGGTGGGGTAGTATTTAGCAACGCCTTGACTTAGGTGCGGGGCCAATAGATGATCGTCGGCCCGGCAATTTCCCTTATGATCTTACGACGTATCGCTAAAGCAAAGTCATCCCAGC